TATCAGCCCGCCTTCTTACCTGTCCCTCCGGGTCAACGTATATATCTGCATCCCAGCCACCTTGTACTTCCTCACCTTTATCGTCTACGAAGGTGATATTCTCTCGGTAACGCTCTTCAGCAATTTCGCCGGCCCTCGATCGGCGCTCCACATAGGCCTGCATACCAGCAGGCCCGGGTGGTATCCGCTGAGCTAACGTAGGCGCGGGAGTAGTTGGTGGTGGCGCAGCGGGAGTAGGTGCGGGAGTAGGAAGAGAAGGAGTGACCGATCCCTGTTTCGCCGCGGTATATGCAGCCACAGCCGCTGGAGTCAGGCGACCAGTCTGCTCATTTATCGGGAACTGTACATCTGCGAGCGATGGGTACTTACCAGACGCACGTCCCCAGAGCTCGCGGAGGCGTTTTTTCTTTTCCTCTAGACTATCGCCATTAGGCATATTGCACGTCCCGGGTTACGAGTACATGTGCCTCGCCCGAGGAGCGTAACGCCCAAATCCTCCACCTGGTCTCATGGCAGGGCTCATGGCCGTGTATCGCTGGGTAAACGGATAGTCCTCGAGGTAGTCCACGAACGAGGGCGCATCCGATTCCCCCCTACGCATAGCGCGACCAAGCTCGCCGAGATACTGGCGCTGTATGTTGCCGTACTGACCGGCCCAGTAGGTTTGGGCAGCAGGCGAGAACCCACCGGCTGCCCCTGGCTGTCCGGCTTCACCGTAGGTCGTCCCGCCAAAGGGATTGCCAGCGGTATAGCTACCCAACCCGAACGGGGCAGCGCTATAGAACGCTGCCTCGGGATTGGCCTCCAGCCATGCAGTTGAGAAGAAGTCTTCTGCCATTAGGTCCGCCTATAAGTTAAGAAGTTATACCAATATGTCTAATATCTCTTGGTCCGTTCCGGTATATCCAAACCGATCTGGCATAGCCTGGGCGAGCCAGCTCAAGAATCCACCCTGTCCCGAAGGAGCAACAGTTTTACCGGCAAGTGTGCCCGTTGCGCCCGGTGTGCCCGCTTCCATCATCTGAACCCTTTCGTATGCATTCTGTAGGTTTGCAATGGCCCTCTGTGCAAGATTGCCTCTAATACCCATCCCGTATCCCATCGGGCTCGTACCCGCTGGCACCATCCTTGCAAATGCCATCGCCCGGGCCTGGTCAGGATCGAGTCCTCCCTCTCCCGCCCATAGAGGGGCAAGTGTCGCCCCTCCCATAGCCTGGGGAAGCAGCGTAGATGCGGTCTCCCATGTAGCAGGATTAGTGAGTTCGTTTGCCCTTGCTCTTGACAGGGCCAGCGCGGTTCCCCATCCCGCTCCAGCCGGGTCTATCAAAGGGGTACCACCGGTTAGCCCTGTGGGGTCTGATAGGTAACTGGCGAAGGAGGGTTGCTCTCCCAGCAGGAAACTTGCATAAGCGGGCGCAAGGCCCTGCGTAGACATACGCTCTATGTAGGGATGTCCTAAAGAGCTTTGTGCCGCTACTGCATACGGGGCGAAGTCGGTGCCCGTAAGGCCCTGATATAAAGACCTCTTCCAGACATCCTCTATAGGCTGATCCCAGGTTGGATCAAAGCCAAAAAAGTCAAACTCTTCTGCCATCGCAAGCCTCCTTGTTACCTAGCCCTTACCTTCGGGGGGGACATACCAGGGACTTCCCTTTATAGTTGACGCAAATGCAAGCAACCCTTCGGTATCTGTCGGGTCCATAAGCCTCTTCCGGTCGTACATATCCTGTATCATATCCAGGACCGCTTCGCGCATCGTACCTCGTTCTCCTATACCTGTCCAGCCTGCCTGGGCTTTCAAGATATGTCTCTCAACGGTAGGGTCATACTCTGACCCACGCGGACTCACAAGCGCAAACCTTGCCAGGAAATTGGTTGGGTTATCGGAGGCCTCGTATACCGCCTTAACATCCTCCCTGGATGTCCTTGAAGCGAGTACCCACTTCTTAAAGTTTTCCGTGGTATCGGTCAGGTCTACATTGAACGGGTTGCCGCCTTTCATAACGAAGTTGGCGAACCTGTCCGCCCCTGTCAGCAGCGAGCCTGTCTCGCCCTCTATGCCGTAGCTCGGAGTCAAGAAATCATCCGACAGATACCATGCTCCCTTCATAGTGGGAAGTCGTCGCTGAATAGCCGGCAGAACATGCCGCATGTACCTCATGCTCTGGGGCAATGCGTGCATTGCAAGGCTCGTATATATCTGTCCGTGCAGGGGAACTCCGTGCTGGTCTATCAGCGCTCCATAGGCCGCAAGCGGGCCGGCGGTAGACTCGAATTTGGCGAATTCCTTTTCGAGCGCTGCCTCTACCTTAATAGCGGTATCACCGGCCTTAGCTTGCCGATCGATTACTGTCTTAACGTCGGATGTAATAGGTCGGTCGTAATCTCTGGGGGAGCTGATATCGCTACTATAGGCACTAAAGACTTTGACCCTTCGGTTAACCTCATCGGCCAGATCTTGCTTCGTTCCATCTGGGAGGTCGGTCCACCAGTCCTCTTCCGTGGGAAGGACGATTTCACTCCCCGGAGCATTAAGTAGACCGTTGACTTGAGCGTTCAGCCACTCCCTGACAGGCCCTGGCTGAAGGGTCAGTTCGAGCCATGCACTCTCCTCGGTGGCCCTCTCTGTACGGACCTGGTATGTACCCATACCAGTGGCCGCAGCTTCAGCCTCCACCGCAGCCTTAACCGACAACTCGTCCCCAATATCAGGTTCATCCCCTTTAGCAACCCAGTTGAGCACGTCCTTCACATTTTTGGCTACCGTATCACCGTAAGAACCCTCCACAGCCTCAACTGCCTTGTCTGTGTTAAACACGGCAGTCGGGTCTGCCTTCACAACCGCTTGCGTGGCGGCAAATACCGGATCAGGTGACATGCGTTCAATCGCAGGGGCACTAGGTTCCTGTGGTTGAGTAGGTTGTTTGAGGGTTTCCTGAACCTGTTGGACGGCAAACTGATTTGCGACATGTGGAGGATAGCCGGCCAACATCGCCAGTTCCATATCGTTGGCATTAGCGAGTAGGTTGTTAGTGGCAGTGCTTAGTGCAGTTGGCCCGGCGGGCTGGTGGGGTAGCGTGCCGTTCTTTGCCTGCTCGGCAAGACGTATCAACTCTTCCGAGGTACCTTGCCCTGACAAGATAGCCTTCATCTCATCTACACTTCCTACCCCACCAACCTTCCCAAAACCCCCGAGTATCTTGCGTTCAAAATCCCCGCCAGTCATACCTTATCCCCTTGGCCCCACTAGGCCTATACGACGCAGTCTCTCTTGATCACCGACTGCTCCCGGTCTTGGTTGTCCCGGCGGTACTGCCGGCCCTGCCTGGGGCGTGGGCACTGGCGGCGGGACCCCTGCCATTGCCGGCGGCATCATATTAGGTGGCGGAAGGGGGCCAGCAGATGGGCCGACTGGCCCCCCCATAGGAGGTGCCCCACCCGGACCTGCTGCGGGAGAAGTCGGCGGCCCGGGAGGGGCACCTGTGAGGTTATCAGAAATTGCCTTCGCTTTCGATAGCAGCATCGTGACGAGCTCGCCGAAGTATAGCTGTGCCAGGTCTTCCCGGCCCTGCTTCATGGAAGCCTGGTACAGGCTCCACAGGCCTGCCTCGGGCAGCGTGCGTTCTGCGATCTGCTCTTTGACGGCATCGTCTATCTGGTCTGCGTCCTGTATGCCGAGGATATTGTCCCTGATCCACAGGTCAGGCAGTAGCGGGGTCGGTCCCTCACGGGCTATCTGCGCCATGCCGTACTTGGACATGTCGTCCTGGGGCAGTCTCGGGGATATCTTTATCTCCGGGTCACCGGCATCTTCGAGTCTATCGGGCGTTATCTCCTCGGAGAAGTACATCCGGTTGTTGTCCTGGCCGGACAGCTCCATAGACTCGAAGCGTCCCGAGACGTACTGATCGGAGAGCTGGTTGCATATCTGGACGTAGGCTTTCTCGAGTGCAGCCACACGGGGCACCAGCACGGTCTCCACGCCCTGCTTGAGGGTATTTATGGCAAAGCCGGATAGCTGGAACTGTAGCTCGCCATAGACCGAGTGGGGCAGGGAGCCGCGTTGCAGCTCGCCGGAGACGAGGCCCATGTAGGCACCGCTCTCGCGTGCCATCTCCAGCAGGCCCAGGGGGGCTATGTCCTCTCCCTGAGCCAGCGAGATCTCGGTGCCTTCCTTGTAGGGATCTTCCTCCAGCACCTTGGTGCCGTCGCGGGAGAGTATCTTGAGGCCCTGCTTACGCGACCTCGCGGTCAGCTCCAGCATGACGCTCATCATGAAGTTATGTTTATCGTAGAGGTCCCGGGTGGACTTATAGACCGACTCCCCGTAGTCCTCCACGGTGTCCTCGATCGAGGACCATTCCAGTGACTGCACCAGGGGGTTTGCCCCAACCGGCCCCAGGAAGACAGGTACGGAGTTTCCTCCATGCCGGGTACGTCGCTTTATGAACCTATGGGGAATTGCAACGAAGTTATCTTCGCGGTCGTAGAAGTCATAGACCTCTATCCCCTCGGGCTCGTTGGTCCCGGTATCGAGGCGCACGTTGTACTGGGTCTCTATCTCGGCAGCAGTCTTCTTTACCTTGTAGCAGGCCCATGCGAGGCCTTCGGAGTCCGTGCCCCAGTAGGTGTGCATGGGGTCCCACGGCGTTATATCCACATGGGTCCGGCTATCTGTGCCCTTGGTGAGCATGGCTCTACCGGCATACCACCCTCTCAGGGTGATGTACCAGGCGAGCTGGTCCTTGAGCGGGGGCACCAGTTTCATGCACAGTCGTTCATCGGCGGACTTCAGTGCTCCTATGAGGAAGCGTTCCTTGTCGTTATTTACCTCTCTTGAGTTACGGGGGTTGCCGTTGGGTGGGATACGGACTATTACCTCTGCGCCGGTCATCCACGATATGACCTTATCGGCGTAGGTCTGGGGTGCGTTCGAGGTATACGACTGGTATCCGTCGCCTGCGTCGTATGCTTCGAGGCGATATAGCTGGTGATCGCGGTCCATCCGTTGACGCAGGGTATCGGTAGCGTCGTAGTGGGCATCGACCATCCCTATTATGTCTTCGGCCTTGCGTCTAGCCACTTATGACCACCTTTTGACCTTGATAAACTTACGGGTAGTTATGTATCCGTAGCCATAGCGGTCGATTATACCGTAAATCAGCGCCTTGACGGCGTGATTGTTCTTATCTTCCGGCACATCCCCCACCACGTTACCATCACGATCGGTCTTCCACCTGTATGCGCGGGTCTGGCCGTCGATCGGGGAGGGTTGGGTGCCGAACTCACTGAGCACGCCGTTGCATTTCGGGTTTACGATCAGCTTGGGCCTCATGTTAGAGGGGTCTGGCTTGAGAAAGCTCTTGAGCCTCTCGGTACCGTCGTTTATCCTGACCTTGTGTGCCCCCAGGTAGACGCCTGCGTTCTGGAGCCATGCCTCTGCCGGTGCGCTCATGGCCTGGTGTTGGTATCCCGCGATATCGATGGCTCCCCCGGTGACATCTTTCCACCAGGGCCGTGACTGGGCTATCTCTATCATCTCGTCGGTTATGAGTCCCGTCTCGTACACCTCGTCTATGACGCGGATCTGTCCTTCTATCTCCTGCACGACCTCGATGGCATATGCGCCGGCAAACCCCGGGTCCATCCACAGGTATACGGGTTCGCCTTTCACCCACTGCGCCTCCCTGCTGACATGCAGGTCTGCCCGGAACTCGTGGAATACGAGTCCCGCGGGGGGTGAGGGTATCCCCTCGATCCGCTCCATAAAGAACGCATCGGAGGAGTTGGCCTTGAGCCTGTTTATCTCTGGATCGTCCTTACCTTTCGGGTAGAGGTGTACGTTTGAGTAGCTCGGGAGCGAGAAGCTCTGCTCGTTCTCTCGTCCGAACTGCCACGAGGTGAAGGTCTGCGGATACCACCCCAGCGAGCTCTCGAAGGTCCCTGACAGGAAGACCCACCCACGTTTGGGTGCGGCCCGTGAGAGTATTCGGTGAAACGAGTCGAGGTCTAGCTGTGACGCCTCGCACCCTATGATCCCGTCCGGTGCCCTCATGGCGAGGGTACGGGGGTCCTTTGCGGATTTCGTCTCTATACGGGTGCCATCTGCAAGTATTATGCGTCCGGGGTCTACCCTTTTAGTGACCTCGGCGAGCACCCCGAGCGCCGCGAAGTCCTCTACCAGGTAGTCGAACTCGGCGCGTGTGCGTTCGTAGTCTGCGGCTACAAGCCAGTAGAGCCCAGGCTCTTCGGTCTCGAGGAACCGCGCCACGAGATACTTGGAAGCCACCATAGACTTCCCTGCCTGCTCACCCCCTGCAACGAGTATGAAGCGTTTCTTGCAGTCCAGCACGGGTAGCTGGGTGGGAGTAGGCTTAAAGCCAACCTTGTTATAGAGGTATTCGGTTAGCTCGGGCTTCGTGGCGGTGACCATATGCGGTCCTAATTAGACCCACGGCGTTTGAGCAGCTCCTCGATCTCTGCTACGGCCCTCTTCTTGGCCGTATCCTGCTCTTTATCGGTCACATCTTCACCATCAGGCTTCTTACCCTGCTCCTTGACCCACTTCTTCCACTCCACCATGACCTCTTTGGCCGAGTTATTGGCGTAGTAGGGGTCTCTTCGGAACTTCTCGGGCCAGTGAGCGTTGAGATATGTGATCAACAGGACGGGATTGTCGTTGGGCTTCTGAATCTTGATGCGATCGAGGCCGATATCGTGGATCATCTCCCGAAACTCTTCCTCGGCCTGCCGGAAGCGTTCCTTAAACCCCTCCGCATCGTGATGACGCCACATCGAAACGGCATAACGGCTGATCTTTGACGTATCACAGGCAGCTTTTATGGTCCCATGAGCCGCATAAGCCTGCAAGAAGCGCTTCTGACGGGCCAATACCTGGTTAGGACGGGTCCCCTTGTATGGACGGTCATCCCGGGTGGTCATTTTCAACCTCCCTAACGGCCCTGCGGCCAGATCCCCCGTACTCGACCCCCGTCCTCAACGCGATCTGCCCCACACGCTGCCTCGTGACCCCAAATCTACTTGCTAACGCAGAGTAAGTGGGCCTGGGACTCTCAGATAAGGCTCGAGCAATCTCCAGGGAACGGTCAGTAAGGTTCCCGGGACCCATAATCTTCTCTAATCGCCAGTACTTCGTCATTGTCAATCCCCTAAAGCGAAACATACCACAACAACCACCCTTCAACAAGTACCCGTAAGGGTATTTA